ATTAGACAGATCATTGTAGACAGAGAAATACGCAGCGTTGGCGGCTTGCGCTAAGTCATCGTCACTGCCTGCTGTTTCTTCTGTCCAGTTAAACACCGCGCTGACAGTTTTCATGTATCCACGAAAGTTTGCGTCTGCTTCGCTGAAGATCATATTTTGCAGCGTGATATAGTCGCCGCTTGATAGGTTTGGTTTTTCTGCGCTTAAAAGTTCTTCTGTCAATTCCCCTTTGTTCGCCAGCAAGTTCATTTGTACTTTTATACTGGCACGGCTTTCTTTTGGGAAAAGCGTATCGGCAGTACCGCTGGCTAGTTCTTCATCCAAAGCAGTACGTTGGTCACGGGACAGAAAGTTTTGCACATCCAGCCATTCATATATTTTCTTTTTGGCCACAGCGCTGTCTATTACTAGCAAGCCACCATTTCCTTCTTGGAATAATGGCAGCAATGGTCGTAGATAATTATCTGGCAACCCAATGCTTTTCAAATCATCCTGCGTTAATGTCTTGCGGCCAGTATATAGCATTTTATATGCGGCAGTCAGGTTGCGTTTTTCGCCATCCCGAATGTCTTTGCTGATTTCCTCGTCGGCGTTCCATGCCGCCTGCGCCAGCTTCATATTGGCTTGGACAATCTTTAGCGCTTCAGCCCTTGGGATTTGGGACAACACAGTAGCAGCGTAGGCATCAACCATGCCAGCCTCTGACATTGCTTTCTCTATGGTCATCTGGCCTGTTTGGATTTCATCTTGCAGGCTAACAAACTTGCGCAATCGTCTGTTGGAATTGATGTCAGCGCCATATCGATTGGCCACATATCCTGACGCCACATCCACGCGCATTGCCAAATTGGCTTTGCTAACAGCGCCAGCATTGGCTCTGCCGCCTGCCACGCCGGGTGCAGTCATAACGCCGTTTTTACCGGGTGTGGTGCCTGTGCCAAAAAATGCCGCATAGTCAGCAGGACTTGCCCCGATCTGAGACAATGCAGCGACAGCGTTTGTCTGTCTTGCAGCAATCGCCGCTTGATCGCGCTTGATGATCTTGTCATCCACTACGCCTTGCAGCTTAAAACGGCTTTGGATTTCTGATTGGTTAAAGCTGAAATCTAGCTTGCGTCTGACGTTGCTGTTTTTCACTTGGCCCAGCACATTGGACTGAATGCTTTTCATTCGTTTTTCCCACAGCTTATTGCCGTCGAAAATGTTGCCAATATCGTTTGACCGGGACAGGTCATATGTGGCTGTGCGGATTTCCTCATCTAGCGCCAGTGCGGTTTCGTTATACTCAGCCTCTGCAATCATCTTGCCGCGTTGTTCTGCATATGCGCCAACAGCGTCAGCCAGTGCGCGAGTTGCTGCACCCTTTTGCAGTGCCGCCTCAACGAATGGCCGCGCATCCATACGCGCTGAGAATGACCGTCCCGGTGCTTCGTTGGTGCGCTGCGCGTCAGATCTGTAAACTGGTATTCTCATGGGTCAAAGTATCCCGAACCTGATATGCCTAATGCAGCATTGCCAAAGCCTGATATTAGGCTGGCCTTGCCTTCGCTTCTGTATGCTGACCGCGATGCCGCGCCGCCCATTCTGGCAAGCTGTGCCTGCAATCTGGCATCTTCCTGCTGATCGCTGATTTGTAGATTTGTCATCTCGTTGTTGAACTCAGCAACACTCATTGCATAGTCGAACTCTCTGGCATTTGCTTGCAGCACGGCCATCGGTGTGCCGCTAGACATATCAACGCCAGCATAGCCAAACCCAGCCCTTGCCGCGCCCTGCACCTCGCGTTCAAATGCCTCGCCAGCGCGTTCCTGATCGATCTCAAAGTTTTGATTGATGATGCCGCGCTGTCTGGCCAGCAATCCAATGTCACGCTCTATTATGCTGGCGTTAAAGTTAGCTGCCCTCTGCGCTGCTGCGCCTGCCGCGTTGGCTGAATTGCGCGCGCTGATGCCGCCGACAATGTTTGCCCCTGCGCCCACTACTGCTGCTGTTGCGCCCATCAGGTTGCCCCTAATCTTTTAGAATAAATGCTTTCGGTTTCGCCAAACTTCAGACGCCGTAGCAATTGGTCGAATGGCTTGTGCCGCTTGATGTTAATCATCATTACACTCACCCCGGCGATGGTCAGTTGCTCGGTGGCAAACTTAATCAGCCGCCAAGCTGTGAAGCCTTTGCGGTATTCCGGGTCTACGAAAATTACGTCATTGTGGCTGAACAGGTGATCTTGATAATGCAGATGCGGAACGATGATGTTGACAAAGTAGCCCACAAGTTTGTCACCTTCGCGCGCTGTGCAGATGTGCAGCCGCCCGTCCTCATCCATGCGCTCATAAGCTGGCCAGTTGACGTTCAATTCGATGCTGTCTTTATGCAGGGCGATTTCCTGCCAGTGCTGTTCAAGTAACGGCTGGATCTCGTCAAAAACATCAGCCAGCCGTTCAACATGGTACAGGATCATGTGTCGAACGTGTTCATGCGTGGATACAGCGCTAAAACCGTCAGCGGCAGTGCTTGGGATTGTCTTACATAGATCCTGTCGTTGTTGTCGTAGCCGCCTCTAAACTCAATATCTTTATCGCCAGTAAACAACGGGATGCCCTCATCCATCGCCATGCTGCTGTCGCGGAACGGGATGCGATCCAACTCGTCAGCAGCGTTGCCAACTTCAATACCGACAGTCTCATTTAGCCGCAGCGTAACAGCGTGGATGCGTTTCGGCTTGCCTTGGCTGGTGCCATCTTCACTGCCGCTTTCGATCCGCATGGTCTGCATATTGGATGGGAACGAATACCCAACGGCTGCGGTTGTGCTGCTGTAGTCCAACGTGATCCCGCCGCCTGATACTGTCTCGTCAGGGTGTGTTGCGCCGTTGGCTAAGACGGTCACGCTTTGGCCTTCCAGATGGTACAGCCCGGTCAGGCTAGTGGTGGCAGATCCGCTGTACGCCAAGCCGCCATCCACAAAGAATGCGCTGGTGGTGACGCTACCGAAATCAAACACTTTCAGCACCTCAACGTAGCGCTTGGTTTGTGAGTTGATCGTGCGCTTGACGATCATGTACAGGTCATCGTTGCCCGTGTCTGTCGGCAGTGGCGCTATGCTTTCAACAACCGCTTGGCCTGTGCCAAACACGCCGCCTATGACATGCTTGTGCCAACCGACTACATCCTCTTCGCGTCTGTACGTCATGCCCAGCAAAGTGCCGTCAGACCGCAGCGCCCAAATGATGCTTTCTGGCTCTTGCTGATAAGCAAACTGGGTTATGCCGCCGTCTGTGATATGTTCAGCGAGGATCGTCATATCAGGCGCTTGATAGCCGCTGGTGTTTACATCCCCGGCGAACTTGAACTCTCTGACTTTGCGGCCACCTCGCTGCGCAAACAAAGTCACGTCAGCAACTTGCACAGGCTCAACAGCGGCAGATCCATAGTTGCTGTATTTCCTGATCAGGGTGGTGGTGGGTGTTACCGGGCCGTCAGATGTGGCCGTCACTACATACTCGCCAGCAGTGGTGCCGACAGTCAGCACTCTGGTGGGTGACAGGTAGCGGATTGCGTTCACTTGATTGCTGGCAATGGTGTAGATCAAACTGTCATTATCGCCAGTGCCTGTTGTCATGTTGAGGTAGTCAGCATTTTTGCTGAACCACAACGTCTGCGGGTTGTTGTTGGTGTTGCCAAAGACCAGCCGCTGCTCAAAGAACGTCACGACTGACGGGTAGTTGTCGCTTGCATTATTGAGGTTTGGCGACGGTGATCCGCTGATCGATGGCGTGGCAAACGTCCAGTTGTTGTGATCAGATCTAACTAGGGTGCGGATCGCGTAGCTGGGATGCACAAAGTACATCGTGTCAGCAGATTGAACAAAGCGCACGTCAAACAGTACAGCCTCTGGATATGGGCTGGCTAGTTCAAAGATCTCGGTAGCAGTGCCGCCACTGGTGAAAGTGGTAAAACTCGTGGTGTTGATAGCCACGCCGTACAAATCAGTCAGGGTAAACGTGTTGGTGGTGCTATTGGCCACCCGGTAGTTGCGCCCGTTTAATTCAGTCATGCCGCCGACAGATACTATGTAAACCTCGTCACCATTGCTGAACCCATGGCTATTGCTGGTCAACACGCCGGGGTTAGCTTTGGTGATCGCGGTGATCGTCTTGGCAGTGGCATTTAGAACCTGCGCGCCATTGCGGTAGACCCGCATAATGCTGTCGCCAAACTCTAATATATAGGTGTCAGACGTTTTGAATTGGAACGGGATCAGGCGGGTTTTAACGCTAGACGATTTGACCTCGCCTAAGAACTCTGTGCCGGGTCTGCGCTTCACGCCACCTTGAGGCATGACCACCATGTTGGTTAGATCTGCCAAGCCTTCACGGTACTTTTCTATACCCGTGCGACCCTCAAGCAGTGGGCTGATTTCACCCGCTGCAAAGCTGCTGAATGATGGGGCTGATCGCGCCATTAGTAGCGCGCCTCTATGAAGTCACTGGCTTCTATGCGCCGGGTTGCGCCTTCTGTGCTATCAACGAAACGCGCCTCTTTCAGCGATTGATCATATGCGGATGTGGTGATCTGCACCATCGATGTTGACCCGGTAATTGCGTAGGCCATTTCAGCAGCGAGACGCATAGATAATGCCTCAATCAAACCGCTGTCGTATTCGTTGGGATCTGTGATGCGCGCCACATACTTAATCTTTGCGGTGCCTTCATCGGTAACGATGTTGCGGCCTTCGATGACAAACGCAGGGCCACCGCTGTTGTTTTTCATGTTGTCCTGCGGGTAGGACATGCTGCCGTTGGAAAACTCTAGCACTCTCAGGCAATACGGATCTGTCGGCAGGGGATACTGGTGAGCGTAACCAAAGCCGGGTGCTGTGGATGATTGCGCAAGATCCTGACGCCTGATTAGGCAGTTCCAAGGATGTGCGCGGAATACGCTATCGCGGATGCTGTCATATCGCTGATTGACGATGCGCGCAGCTTTGCTGTTCTCGTCAAACGCAGAGATATTGGAAGCACCCAACACGTTCAACGCATTGTTTGCAATATCGACTGTAGAAGTCATGCAATCACCAAAATTTTAGGGGGGTGTAGGAAGGTAGGGGCGGCGAACCGCCCCTGCCCTAATCAGTCAACAACGTATTTGATGGTGACCTCAATGGTGCCAGTGCCAGCGGCACCGCCCATTGTTGCGGTCACGACCACGCCGTCTTCATTGGTGTCAGTGACGGTGCCAGACCCCAGCGCCAAGGTGGCAAGGATGTCCACCTTTTGCGCGCCAGTTGACGCAGCCGCAGCTTTGTAACCTGCAGGTGCCGCTGACACGGCAGTACCCGCCGCATTGGTGTGGGCTGCATAGCCGACAGACAATGTGGTGGAGCCGCCCAGCGCGTCATGCGCAAGAGATCCTTCGATCAGGCGCGCGCCGTCTGGCAATGTGAACATCTCAATGACATCACCAGATGCCAAGCTAGATGCCTCATAAACGCCATGTGCAATCCGCACACGTCCACCCATGACATTGGCAGGGTTTTTCGTGATCGGGGTTGCCCGTGTATTAGTTCTTTGAACAGAATAAACAGTAGCCATTTTCTATCTCCTTATTCCGTACACGCGATTTCAACGACCTTGGCCTCTTCCATCCGGGTCGCGCCAATCGTCTGGCAGTAGTACACCTGAGTGGCATACGATTTGTCGGAGCGCTCATCGATCCGGGCGGTAGGCTCTTTGCCCATCGCCAGCTTTAGTCCATCGCCAGCAAAGGCAATCACGGCGCGGTTGCCGTCACCGTCAGTGGTCAGACGATTTGACACGATGAACTTAAAGCCGCTGAACGTATCCATCTGGCCTTGAGCGAGAGCCTTCACGGTGTTGAAGTCACTCGACGTTACCTGCGTGGTTCCCAGCAGAGATGTGATCTGCTTAGGGGCGCACACAATGTAACGCGGGATTGATGGATCAACGCTGCCTTCGTCCAAGATTTCCTTGGCGGAAAGCAATTTGGCAATCGTCAACGATGCCGAACCATGCGCAACTTTTTGGCCAGAAGGCAGGGCAGTAGATGTGGAACCATCCTTGCCTGTCTTAGCTGTACCAATCGCGGCTGCGATGATTACGTCATCCATTGCACGGCCCATGGCACTAGCAGCGGCACGCGCATAGGTTGATGTAGGATCAACCAAAAGACGAACTTTATCTTGCGAGTCAATCAAGTCAGCGTATTCATAGTCTGACATTGTGACCATGCGGCGGCTGTGGGGTGTATCGATTACATTACCTTCAAACAAGATCGCTAATCTTGCCCCGCCCTGCTGGGCCGCTGCATGTCGCCATGCAGATGAGACTATATCATCATCCCAATGGGATGCTCTGCGCTTCGACCCGCTTGGGTCTACTCCCCTACCGGGGATAGTCGTTGCACCTTCCCTTTACAGGGCTTGGCTCAGGATTATCTCAATGAGACTTCCCCTGAGTTCACAGAGTTTTTCAAAGCAGATTGCTCTGCTAGGCCGCTAAAGTTAACGGGGTATCCGCGTGTCTAGTTGTTCTGAGAACAGCAGCGGCAGAGCCGACCTGATCAAAGAAGGCTTTTTCGCCGTTGACGCTTTCGATGTCCACTGCATTACGCAATAGCGATCCCATCTGCTGGGAAAGCATAGTGACGTTAGCAGAATATTGGTTAACGAAAGCTGTGGATATTTGTGATGACATTTTGTCTCACTCCTATTTTAAGCTATTGAAATTAAAGGGTTTATCGCTCGGTTGTCCCAGCCGGGGCCGTGCTTGACGCCGCCAGCATACAAGTCAGGTAAATTTAGAATTGTATGATGACGGTAAAGGTTGTCAGCCTGCTGGTCACA